GCGAACACGTTGCACGGGAACGCCTGCCGGATGCGGGCCAACAGCACCCGCGCCGTCAGAGAACGCATCGACTCAGTCGCGGACGTGCCGTCCGTCCAGACGCGAACGTCGAGCATGGGACGCTCAGCCACGCGGCCCGCGTCCTCGCCGCCGACCATCCGCACTTGTATGAACCACTTGGGCGTCACGTTCGGCGCGATGGTCGTGCCACGCTTCCACGCCTCACCCGCAGGCGGTGCAGGTAGGTAGCCGGCATCGATGACGGACTTGACGAAATCGGTGAGGAGGCGCTCGGCATCAGCTGGCACAACGACAGGCATCAGCCACCCCCAACCGAACGTCCAAGAGCGCGATCGTTCGCCTCGCCAGCAGCACCAGAACCGAGGCGGCGCACATAGGCGCGAGCTCGGGAGGTGCCACCCTCAGCCACGTCGATCTCGTCGCGAGTGGCAGAACGGGCCCGAGCCGCGATGCTCTCGGCGGTCGCGCGAACGGCCGCTCGAACTTCCGGGGAAGTGAGCGCCAACTCGCGGATGCCGGCACGGTTGAGCTCGATGCGGAAGGATTGAGCCATCAGCCGCTCACCGCCTTAAGCCGGATCACGAGGTGGTCGAGCGCGGTGCCGACCTCCCATCGCTGCACCGGGCCGTCGATGTCGTAGACGGTCCCGGCGTAGGCGATCTGATCGGTGTCGATGACGTCCGCAGTGATGGGCGCCCAGACGGTGTAGACCGTCGTCAGTGCGTCGCGGCGGTCGAACACCTCCACCCCGGCACCCGGCTGCACGGAACAGCCGGGGATGGGCAAGTCATCACCCGGCGCACCAGGGATCGGGTTGCCGTACTCGTCCTCTTCCGTGGACGCGCTAGGCCGAGCCTTGCGGATGATTGTCTGCGTCCCCAGGTTCATGGCCGAGCCGGGATCTTGTAGCGGTCCAGAACGGCCTGCTGGTCCAGCATGAACGAGGCCGCACCCGGCACGCCGGACACGCCTCCCATGCGGACCTGCCCGACCTGCGACACAGCCGACCCAGTGACGCCACGCGATGCTGCCTCCCGCAGAACGCCGAGGATCTCAGGCGGGCAAGAGTCGTATCCGTGGGTCATGGTGACTTCGACCCCACGGAACCGGCAGCTCCACGAGCCACGAACCATGCCCGCCTCGGACCATTCCGGGTCCGTGACGGCGGTGCCGTCATTGGTGATGGAAGCGACGTCAGTCAAGTGAAGGGTGGGGAGCATCAGGATGCTCCCGCCAGGGCCGTCCACCGTCACCGTCTCTGTGACCGACGGCGCGATGTGCCACCCGCAGTAGGCGCGTGCGGCCTCGCAAGCAGCAGACCAAGCGACCGCGTCCACACCCTCTGGCGGGGCGGCGAGTGGCACATCGACCATGAGTCAGGCGCCCTTGTTCTGCGCGCTCGCCTGCTTGTTCGAGGCGGACGCAGCCTTGGCGTTGTCGCCATAGAGGGTCTTGGCGTCCTCGGGGTCGAGCAGCATCGTGTGCTTGACGCCGTTGATGTCGACCTCGTACTCCTTGCGGCTGTCAGCCATGTCAGTTCCTTTCGAGATGGTGGAGGGGCGACCCGACTTGGCCGCCCCTCCAGTCAGGCTGGATCAGACCAGGGTCACCTTGACGACCGCGGCGGGGACGCGCACGGCCAGGGCGATGCGCTCCTCGATGCGGGTCGTGACGATGTCCTTCGTGAACTTGCTGCCGTCCGAGTTGGTCGACTCGACACGCACGCCGCCCTTGCGGTAGACCGTGCTCGCGGCCTGCAGGGCGCCGACGACGACAGTCTTCGCGGCGACCGCCGAGGAGACGACCGTGCGCAGGCCCCACAGCGGCGGCTGGAACTCGACGCCACCGACGCCGTACTGGCCGGCGAAGAACCCACCGCCGTAGTACTGGCCGTTGGAGTCCTTGCTCAGACGCAGCGCCTGGTAGTCCGCCGGGTTGATGACGATGGAGTCCGCCGTCAGGCCGGTGGCCGTCTGGACCTTCGTCATCGCGCGGAAGATCGCGTCCTGCGCGGAGTCGCCGGTCGCGGCCTGCGTCTCGGTCTGGATGCCCGAGCGGTTCAGGAGGCCGAGCACGTTCGTCCCGGTGCCGTCACCATTGAGGAGCTGCGACTCCTCGACCATCGACAGCAGGTAGAGGCCGCGGTTGTTGATCTCCGACACCCAGAAGTCGAGGTCTTCGATCATCTCGTCGGAGGTGTCCCACCAGCCGGCGATCTTCTTGAGCGAGTCGGTGCGCGACGTCGGGTCAGCGATGTGAAGCTGCGGCTTCTGCCCGCCCTCGGCGACGGTGGCGAAGTTGCCCTCCGCGGCACCCTCGACGAAGTACGTGACGGCGTTGCTGTTGCCGCCGAGCGTGCCCGTGCCGAGCAGGTCCGCGATGCTCGCGCGGCGGAAGCCCTGAACGACGGTCCGGTCGACCTGCGTCAGCACGGGGCTGAACGCGGACGGGGTGAGCTGCGGGTCGGTGTTCGCCTTGAACTCCGTGGTGGAGAGCGAGGTTCCCCGCACGCTCTTGAGGCGCGCGAGACCCTCGGCGCCGACCGACTTGGCGAAGTGCTCACCGAGCGACTTCGCAGCCTGCGGCTGGTCGCCGTCCTTCTCGTCCTCGACCTTGCCGCCGCCGAGGCTGGCGAGGCGGGACATGAGCGCGTCGGAGTCCGCAGCGGACTTGATCTTGGCGTCGAGGTCAGCGATCTCAGCCGTCTTGGCCTGGACCTCGGCCTGCTCGTCAGCGGTCAGCGCGCGGCTCTCTGCCTGCGCCTTCGCGACGATGTCCTGTGCCGCCTTGAGAGCGGCGGCACGCTGTGCCTTGAGGTTCACGATGAACCCCTTTCTCACTCGTTCCCGAGTGCGAGTAGTGACAGTGCGGTCGCCCAGTTCTCGACGGACGGGTCGGCCTTCTGCTCCTCGTCGGGCGCGGACGACTTGGCCCCATCGGGCTCCTCGTCGCTGGCGCTGGACTTGGCCTCAGGCTCACCGCTGGCCTTGGTCTGGTCGGTGTCGGCCGCGGGCGCGGCCTTGCCTGCCTCGTCATCGAAGACGGACAGGACGTTCTTGATCTGGTCAGCAGCGCCGACCAGTTGCTCGTGCGCCGTACGCAGCGCGGTCTCGTTCTTAGCTGACAGGACCCGGCCGGCCTTCGCCATGAGCGCCTCAGTGGCGGACTTCACGGCCAGGATCTCGGTCTCTTGGTTGGCGCCGATCGTCACAACCGACACCTCATAGGTCTTGAGGCGGCGCAGCTCGTAGTAGTCACCGAGCTCGTCGGACTTCGCGTGCGCCCCCTCGAGGACGTCATAGGCGAAGGACATCTGGTTGATGCGCCGGCCCTTTATCATGCGGTAGACCTGCGCCGCCTTCGGGTTCTCAAGGTCGAGCTGGGCCGTGACCTTAAGGCCGATCTCGTCCTCTTCCGCCTTCACGACGTGACCGATGTTGAAGTCGGGGTCAGCCATGTTGTGACCGAACAGGAGCGGGATGTTCTGCCCCGACTCCTCCCACGCCTTCAGGTCATCGGCGAACGCACCCTTGACGACGACATCGCCATAGGAGTCCTTATTGCCGAACACACTGGCGTAGGCGGTGAACTCACCCTCGGTCAGCCCGTCATCGGGGCCGGCCTTGACCTGACGCGCAGAGAGCGCGGTGTCCTTGACCTTCATATGCCCTCCTCGGGCTCAGGGGATGTTGATCTCGAGATCGCAGTTGCAGCCCGCGACCTCGTCGGCGTCTCCGGAGTCACCGGGCCATGCGAGCCCATTGGAGAAGTTCTCCGAGAGGGCGACCGTCTCGCCGCTCATGGAGGCGTGAGAGGGACGCGCGTTGGCCCCGGCGATCCACGTCTTGGTGGCCGCCTCGCCCGCCGCCTGCTTGCCAGCCTCGACGGCGCCGAACGCGGACCATGCCGTGACGACTGTTGTGGCGATCTGCGCGGCTCGCGAGTTCTCACTGACGTCGAAGACAGAGGCGACGGCGTCGGCAGGCTCATCCTCGCTGAGCGCCGCCTCGATCTGCGCCTTCGTCGTGGCGTTGATGTTCGCCGCGCGAGACGCCGAGACCGCCTTGAGGAAAGCCAGCGTCTGATCGACGTTGTACTCGTCCGGCGAGACACCCAGGTTGTCGAGAGTGGACTTCGCGACCTGCTGCGACGTGGTCACGGCTAGCGCGTAGAGATCGTCAGCCAACTCGCCATCCCAACGCTCGTCATCCCACCAGTCATCGCCCGCCTTCGCGCCAAGACGCGAACGAACGACCGCGCCCTGCCGCTTGAAGAACGCACGGAGAACCTGTTCATGCTTCGTCTCGAACGTCTGCGGGGCCCGCGCCTTGATGCGCCGCAGGGGTGCGGCGTTCTGGTTCTGCGTGCCCGAGTCCGTCGGTGACGCCTGGCCGCCCACTAGAACGTTCAGGGGCACCACGAGATCGTCAGCACCGCCGATCGCCGGCAGGTTCATGCGTGCGCGAGCCTCGGCGCGGGTCATCCATGGGGCACCCGTGGCCGACTGTAGTGCGGCTGCCTGCTCCTCGAAGTTGCCCTGCAGCTTCTCAGCGATGTTGAACTCGGCGTAATACTGCTCCGGGTCAACGCCGAGCATGGGCAGGAGGAACGTATTGATGCGAGCCTCAATCTGCGCCAGCATCGGCCCGAGCGTGTCGCCGTACAGCATCTTTCGGAACTCGCGCACGTTGCTGTAGTTGGCGCCGTCGTTCTGCCCGATCATCGTCGGGTTGACATGGAACGCCGACGCGACAGTGACCAGGGAAAGCTTCGCAGCCTCGACGAACTGCTGCTCCTGCGCGTTGAAGTCGATACGCTGCAGCGTCATCCCGTCCTCAAGAATGGGAGTGCCGCCAGCCTTCGAACCGTTGCCGGTGTACTTGGCGTACCAGTCCTCGCGGAACGCCTCGCGCGCCCTGTCCCCCCATGCTGGCGCATTGGCTGGCCGCTGCAGGACTGCGGAGACGCGGCCCCCACGCTTCCACACCTGGCTTCGGTACTTCGCCGCCTCGACCTGCTCCTGCAGCGTCGCACGCAGCGACTCGATCGTCGGCGAACCCTTCTTCGGGTCCGTCGGCGAGTAGCCCGTGAACGACAGGATGCTCGACGCCGGGATCACAATCGAGTCGGTGCCGACGCTGACCCGGTAGGACTTGACCGTGAACGCGTCGGACTCCTCGATCGACACCCACGACGGCGGGAGCCTGCGAATCATCACGCCAGACGGCATCTCGAGCGACTGCCCGACATACCAGTACGCGCGATCGTAGAGGCACTCGTCGCCAACGAGAGCGTAGATCAGGTCGAACGACGTCATCGCCACGTCGGGGCGCGACAAGGCCCGAGCCGCGAGCGACGTCCGGTCGCGGCGACGGTCAGTCTCACCGACCCGCTCGTACAGGTGAAGCCCGAGCTGGGCGACGTTGCGCGACAGGAACGACACGACCGTCCGCAGGTGCGGCTGTGAGCGCCACAGTGAGGCAGGCGTCGCGTGATCGAAGTCTGTCCCCACCCCGTAGTAGGCGGCCAATTCCTCATTCCCGCCGATGTACTCGACTCGCGGCGAGAAGACAGCCACTTGGTTGCGTCGGAGAATGCTGTCCCAGAAGCCCACGCCGCCCCCTCTCAGATCGTCATTACGCCGCGCTCTTCGTATGCGCTGACGGGTGGTGCCTCGATGGGGCGGGTGAGTAGCCAGTGCGCGCCATTCGCGGCGCACAAGGCTGCGATGTCGACAGGTGACTTCTTGCGGTCCCACATGAACGAGCCAGCGTCGGTGAGTTTCGGTACCGCCGTGGCAGCCGCGACGTCCAGTTCCGGCCACGCGAGGTGCGTGATCTCGTTGTCGCGGATCGCGTCAAAGAACCGGGCCGTGCCTTGGGGCAGGTCCGAGCCCTCCCACTTCACGACCGGCAGGCCAGCCAGGCGAAGCTCCTCGAGCAGCCCAGACTCCGGTGCACCCTTGCCCTGCCCCGTGACCTCTTCGATGATGACGCTGCGTTTGGGGTCCGTTAGCCAGCCCTTGACCCACTCATCACCCGCGCGGCGCGCCACGATCTCGACCTGAGCCCGTCCATCCTCGTCACGACCAGCGAACGAGATAAACGTCGTGCCGCGATCCTGGGTCATGGCGATGGATGCCTTTACCTTGCCGACGATCTGCGGCGGGTTCGGCCCACCGACGAACTGTCCAGCCTCCCACGCGCCAGGAGGGAACGGACCTTCGAGCGTCCCGTCGCTCCACTGGCACAACACCTCGGTGCGGAAAACCCACTCCGGGTCTGTCTTCGCAGCCGACGCGATCGTGCGCTCCGTGATCGAGTGCCCCAGCGAGGGATTCGCCATAGCCCATGCGTCGCGGTCGAACCGGTCACAGCCAGGCGGGGCGGACCACTCGAAGATGCCGAGCGTGTCGTCCTCGACCTCGAAGTCCTCGTCCGGGTCGAGGTCGTCGTCCTGCAGATCATCCTCGACCGGCAGCAGTTTCGACGGGTCGTCAGCACTACAGATGCCGTCAGGGTCGCCGATCGCAGCGTGCGCCATCTTGCGCAAGTACCTCAGCACGACCGACGTCGCGTCACCCGCGTTCGACAGCGCCCACACCTGAGCATTCGGGCGGGCCATCGTGGTCTTCGTGATCGCACCCCAGGCATCCCACGACTGATGCTCACGCAGTTCGTCCAGCAGGATCAGGTCACCAGAGAGGCCGCGGCCAGCGCGGCGGTTCGCCGCCTTCACCTTGTACCGCTCGCCTGACTTCAGTTCAAGGCTCTTCTTGCCGTTGACCTTGACGACCCGCTCCTTGAGCGAGTCGAGCTCGGGCGTCTCCTCGACGATGTCGACGGCGCCCTGCCAGATCTCCTCAGCCACATCCAAGTCCTGGGCGGTGCCGATCACCAGGGCCGTAGCCAGCACATACAGGAAAAACAGGCTCAGGATCTGTGACAGCGTCGACTTGCCGTTCTGTCGAGCCACAAGGACCACGACGTTCCGGAACCGGAAAGAGCGATCAGGCAGAAGTTCGAGCGCGTGAATGAGCAGCCACCGCTGCCACGGGAACAGATCAACCTCGCACACCTCAGTGGCGAAGTCGATCACCGCGTAGCCAAGGGTGCGCTTCTCCGTCTTCGGCGATCTGGGCTCGAGTTTGCGCAGTGGCGGCGTGAAGATCCGCGGCGTCTCTGAACCGAAGCGCTTAACCCGCCTTGCCATGGACCGAGCGGAGACGGCCGAGCGTGCTGCCACCGCCCTCACCCTTGCCCTTCTCAATCTGGGCCCGAGTGCGACCCGTCGGGGTCAGGCCCAGGGACTCGCAGAACTTCAGATAGGTGGGGATGCTCACATTGTCGTTCGCTGGCACGGCCGGGCGCTTGCCCTCAACTGTGGCCGCGTCGTCATTGGCCCAGTCGACGATGACGTCCCAAGCGTCGATCTTGTCGGCCAGAGACCGCAACGCTTCGATGGCGCCCCTGTCCATGTCCGTCAGGTGTGTCGCCGCCTTGATCGCGGCCTCAGTGGCGTCCCGAACATCACCCATGACCGCTCCTTCGCGCGCGACCCCGGTCGAGGGCCGGGGGGAGAGGGACGGC